TGACGTATAGTGAAGCTTGGGATTTAAATACTCAAGAAAGAGAATTAATAGCTCAGATGATCAACGAAAATCTCGAAACAACTAAAAAAACCGGGCTAAATTTCTTTTAAAGCAAATGCCATATTGTATTGCCAAACTTTTCTGGCACCACACCAAAAAATTCGCACTTCCAACGACTCTGAGGGAAAAAGTCTAAATGTTCCCATTGTTGTCTATGACGATATACTTCTTGTGCCCAATGAGGCCAATCAGCATTAACAAAAAGATCTTGATAGGACAATTTCATTTCTAGAAATTGTTGATAGTCAAAGAAATCGTGCTCAAAGTGCAATATTTCAAAAATTGTACCGTTGGCACTGATAGATTCTATAGAAAAATCCAAACCCCACTTGGGTCGTATTTGTAATACTCTGTGATATACAGGCCATTGCTGACACCACTGACTTAATTGATCTGCTGCTGCACCGATGTAACCACGCCGCCAAAGCACAAAAGAATGGCTCAACACAATGTTTTCTATCTCAGGGGATTGCACTATCCAATCAAGTTTGTTGGCATCTAGATAATCACTGTGATCATGATTGGCTTGTTGATATAATTTTTCCAATGGGCATAATTCAAATCCATTGACTGCAAACAGTTTAACTTGATCAACTCCATGCATGATTGACGATGAAATCATAGAGTCATAGTAACCATTTTGCGGAGCATTGTTATTGGTAAGTTGTAATTTCATATTTGGCAATTTATTTTCTAGTATAGAAAGAACTGCAAAGCAGTTCTAGGACTTTCACTGTCGTTCAGTCCTTTTTTTTCTACTATATAACTGTTTACTTTCTTATGACTCATCTAGATTAATTGGTCATACTTGCCCGTAAGCCGGGCAAGGTATTTATCTATCTCATCTGAGTAGCATAGTCATTTGTGTAAGAAGATTTGTTTTATTCAAACAGCGGAGGCGGTTGTGCGGTACCCCCTACTTCAGCCTTGACTCACAACGGAACGCAGTAGACCCGACACAAACCCAAGTCACACACGCTGCGGTTGCATCTTTTTCGCATAGCCGCAATCTTTCAAGCCTTAGTTAGCTCTAAACTTTGACGCCCAAGATCCACCGGCCACGAGCACTACCTCGGCTGGTTCAATGGGGTTGAGTCATGGTATCACTCAACACAGTGTCTGACAGGAAATATGTTTTATTGTATGGGAATTGTTTTTTATTAATTGTTCGAAATCTGTTATGATCCAGATTCCGTGATTTTCGCTATGATATACTAGATAGTTTTTTAATTGAAATTGATTTTGCCAGTGATTTTGAAATGCCGCAAATGTGCCTCGATGATTGAATTTCATGAATACAACATTGAAGTCGCCGTGGTCGGCCACTGTCATACATTGTTCTATCCACGATTCTAATTGCCTGACTGTGCCTTTGAATAATTGATGAAATGGAAAATCTGCATAATTTTTACATTCTGAATTGAACTTGGTCCAACTGTCCGGCGGGATTATGTCGCCTTTGAATGTTTTTGCTTGATTTTGATCTAGATATTGTTTTCTTACTTGATTTTGTCCACCGATGAATGCCCCACTGTGGGGCACTCGAATAAACGATTCATTATAAGTTTCACTGAGAAATTTTGCAACCTCTCGTTCATATCCTGAACCTTTTTGTTTACTTTTCGATGGCATAGGTATACTTATTAAAATAACTGAAATGCTATAAATTTTCAGTCTGATAATATGTATTCAGTGAATCCTCCGGTTTTGACCACTTTTAATACGTTACTAACTCGCCCAATTAACTCGTCACGGTGACTGACTAACCAAACACTTTTGCCTCGTTCGCGACACATGGATTTTAGTAATGCCAAACTGGATTCTACTCCTTGGGTGTCCAACCCATTGTCAATCATCTCATCGATGAACAACAAATTAATGGGTTGGTATAGACTTTCCCACACATCACGGAATGCCCAACTCATACTGAGTATCAATCGATTACGTTCACCACGACTGAGATTGTCAAAATCTAATTCTCTACCCAATTCTTCAATACTGACCGAAAGATCGTTTTGAAATTTTACTACATGCGGTAATCCAATTCGATCTAGATAATGTGTCAATCGACTGTTGAGATACGCAAGATTTTGATCAATAATTTTCTTTCTAATAAAACTGTCTTTGCTGGTCAACAACTTTAAAAGAAATTCTTGATGTTCTTGTAATTTAGTAAGGTCATTGAGATAATCGTATGATACTTCTTGTAATGCAGCCGATTGCATCTCGGATATTTGATCATGATACGGATCTTGTGTTGATTGTTTATTTTCAAGATCGCGAACAAGATTGTCCAGTGTATTTTTGTGATTCAATGCCAGTTCGATGTCGTCGTAGAACACTTCGGGAGGAGAACCGATATCTCCAATATTGGCAATGGTGTCGAGATGCTCTATTCTTTGTGTTTGATTGGTCAACAACTGCAAAGCAGTTTCTTGCATCAATTTCTGTCGTGACTCTCGCAATGTTGCTTGTTGACTATCGTGAATCTCTTGTCCACATGTGTGACATTGATGTTGTTCGATGACATCAAGTTCTTTTTTGAGTTGATCCAGCAACTTTTGTTGTTTTTGATCATCTCGATCTATTAGTTCTAGATAATGTTGACAATCTTTGATTTGCTTTGATTTTTTTTGATATTCGGCCAGCTCTCTATGAGATTGAATTTCTTGTTCAATGTCAATCTTGCCCAATTCAATGATCGCATCATTTAATGTTTTGATTTCCTGTTGACATTGGGTAATCCAGATATTTTGTTTTCTTTTGAGAGAATCGATTTGTTCTTGGATTTTTTTATTTGAATCAATCAATGCACGAATACGGTATTCTTCTTGTGTGATTGATTCTCGTGTTTCTCGAGAATAATCTTTGATACGCTCGGCACGCTCACTCAGTTGAGTAATACCCAGTAATTGTTCAATAATTGATCGTTGATCGTTGGCTCTTAGACTAAGAAAAGGTTCAGTATATGTGTTCAATGTCAAGATATGCTTAAACATGTCATGACTGATACCCAATAATTGTTCAATAGTTTGTTGAGTTTCTCGACTGTCGCCCTGCGCATCGTCGGTGATTTTTTGTTCTTCGTCATTGACATAGAATTTCAAAACATTGGGTTTTCTTCCACGAATGATTCGATAGTTTTTGTCCTTAACAGAGAAATCCAGACTGACCAACATGTTTTTTGCATTAGTTTTATTGACTAGATTGTCTCGGCGAATATTGCTAAGTGCTTGCCCATACAATGCGTATGATAGTGCATTAAGTATAGATGTTTTTCCAACACCATTCCTATTTCCATCTCCCCCGAGATCTAGATTTTCACCTAATACCAATGTGAGATCGTCACGGTCAAAATCCACAGTTTGAGTATTATTACCGATACTCATAAAGTTTTTTAATGTGAGATTGTTTATTTTGATCATAGATTTTGATAAATTTTTAAAAGTAGATTAGTATCATAAAATTCGCTGTCAATTTTGGTTATCTGATCGACCACAATTTGATCAACACTTTCAAACTTGACATCACCGGGTGCAATATCTTGATCAACATTGGCAGTTTTATTGGGTATCAACGACATTTCTCGTAACTTGTATTGTTGCACAAATGTTTCCTTGATAAAATTGGCTTCTTCATAGCTGATAGCAATATCCAAAGTGACCTTGACATTCATGTTTGGCTGTAACAATTTATCTGCACGATCCAATAAATCCGACAACCCCATGATCCTATAGGTGGGTTGATCGGGCCAAGCATGATATTGAGGTTGTTCACCCCACGGTAAAATCATACAACCTCGTTGGTCATCATTGACATCAGAATAATTATGTGGGAAACAATTTCCAATATAGGTAATATTTTTCTTGGTCTGTCGACGATGAAAATGTCCGGTATAGACATGTTCAAAATTGGTAAAATGATCACTGCGAAGTTCGCCATGGTCCGGCATGGCAATCATGGCATTCATGAGATATCCAGGCAATTCAAAATGCCCAAACATATAACGCCCTTTCAATTTGGCAATACGTCGATGATCGTCTCCGACCAACCAAGGTGCAATAACTACATCACCGGATTGAAACCAATCATTGCAGATCACTACATTGGGCAAATGTCGGGCCCATGCTACACCATGCACTTCTCGACGATCTCTGTAATATAAATCGTGATTACCAGGGATAAAATAAACTTGATTGAAATTGTTATTGAGATGCTCTAAAGCCTGTAGACTATAGTTTAGTGTGACAATATTGATACTGGCTCGGTGGTTATGCCAATCACCAAGAAAAAAACAAGTTTCACATCCTTCTTGACGTGCTAACTCGGTGGCCCATTTAACGAAACTCAAACAGTCTTCGTTGTGTAAAATGCTATTGCTTTTGAGACCCAGATGAATATCTGTGAAAACAATTGCCTTTTTAAATAAATTGGTCATTGAATATCCTTGCAGTAAACCCACTTTCGATATGTCATGGGTTGATTACTTTTAATAAAATCAGTATGGAATTTAAAATAAAATTAATAGCGGTAACACTTAGACATATTACTAAAACTGTCCTAAGATTGTCAAATTCTTGACGTTGTTTTTGTTCTGTCAAAATACGTTGAATTAAATTTTTCTGGTGCAACTCAGCAAATTTCACTGATTTTTTTTCTCTATAAATTAAATTTAAATTTTCTATATTGTGTTCACTGAAACTTTGAGAAGTTTGATTGACACGTTCAATAATGAAATTTCGATCTGGGGGCAACACATGGCCAATACTGACATCAATGATAATAGGTTGTGGAGTATCAGTTATCAATATCATATGTGTGTCCACTTGACCTGGAAAATGCATATCGTTGAACCCCACAAATAGATACTCGTTTTTTTCACCGCGGCGAGTTATCAACAATTCAACTTCTACTGTTCTACTTTGAATTCCAACTTGTGATAACATACTTTGCAATATTTCACAAGCAGCAATACAGTTTCCATTAAAGGATTGCAGCATACGTGTTTTTTTTAACTCATTGATAACTTCCATGATTTTGTGATATTCCGGAGACTTCAACAATGGATCATCGGAATTTTTCAAAGATGTTGGTAATTTATGATCTATATAAGATTTCATTTTTATTGTTTACTCGTCTGAAAGATGACCAGTCATCATACCTTGTCTGGTATAACTGGGATTTAATCCGTTCATTTCCAGTATATCATCACGAATGTTTTGATTTTTCTTTTCGATATTAAGGATTCTGGTGAATGAATTAGTAATTGTGGCTGTAAAATATGCAAACGGGTTACTGCTTTTGCTTTCATCAAATTGAAGACCAATTTGACTGAGTTGTAGTAGAGCTTGCCCTTTCATTTCTTCATTGTAGGTGTTTCCTGTTAGATATACCTTGCCGTTGCGTCGTGCAACAAACGAGCCATATTCAGTTTCTGGACACCATACTAGACCATGGTACGGTGTAGTAGGTTGATTTGGATGATGCTGTTTACCGCGACCGACTGCTGTTTTGTTGCCGACTCTACCGCCGTGAAAATCAATACAAGTGCCATTGGTACTTTTGCGAGAAAACACATTTACTTCATAGTAGTTTACCAATTTACCAAAAGAAATTTTATTTTCTCTATAGAGGGCATTAGTTTTTAGACCCGAAATTGTGCACAATGCCTGAAACATGTCTACACCTTTGGGATTTTTTTGAGTATAACTAAGATTGGAACCACGCCTCCATCCATCTCCGTCGACCATGGTGTTAATTAATAGTTGTCGTTGATTTTCCGACAATTCTAAAATAAATTCCATCGTTAGATTTTTTTCTGGAAATTTATTCATCAAATCAACTGAGTCTTTTCTATTGATTAAAAATCTAATGTTATTTTTTGGATCAGAACTTTCTGTAAATCTGTAACCCAGATTATCGAGGCAATTTCGTATGCGATCTGCATAAGGACCTTCGTTTTGATAAACAGTTACGGTCTTTTTATCAATTTGATAATTACCTTCGGTTACGATCCAACCAATTAACTCTACATAAGAATTGCTGTATTTTTCAGCAGTTGATGACACAGCATTGCCGATTAAAATAATTTTATCTGAGTGTAAAATATGCTCGGCTTTGACCAAACCACGATCCGTGACAAATTTATGTTCGGGAGTGACCAGAGCATCCATTCCTCTGACAGTTAATTTGTGCATTAATCCATCGTATTGATCTCTAAAAATTGAGAATATACGAGACCATTGTAAATCAGTGCCGTCATATGACAAAATTACATCCGACTCGGTGATTTCGTTGTAAGATAACCAACCTCTTTGTGTCAATGCTTGTGTTTCTGCATCAACACAATATCCACGCCAATTACTACGGGTGGCATATCGCTCACATAGTTTTACAAACATTTCTGCCAGTCGCCGAGTCATGGTGCCGTGATCTCGACTAAATTGCCCATTGTCCAACTCGCCTTTCCAATGACTTTTGCCCACAATATAGGGTATACGGTGTTCATTGACGCGATAGTGAAAAAATGGCGGGAAATTTAGTTTGACATGGACCCCGTCGGTCAGCATCGGTGCCACAATGACATCGTCGCCGTCGTCGATTACAGGATCTTCCAGTTCCAAAATATCTTCGATTCTTTTTCTCTTGTTGGCATTTTTTGGTGTTTTTTTTGGTGCAAGAGGGATGTGTTCCCATGTCATTACTCTAAAAACCAAATCAGTTACTGATATTTTTTTAGGATCGACAATTTCGCCGGTTTCTTTTTTTATTCTATCACTGCGATTGCGCCGAGCTTCGGCTATAGTTCTTTGATTAATTCGGTTGACATCTGAAAGAATAATATCATATTGGTGATCAGTGTCTGGATTTTCAAATACACAATAACTATTTTTACTGAGGTGTATTTCTTTGAGAATATCTCTATTGTTTAAGTAATTGATTTTTTTTGGTATTATTACAGATGACATTTCGTTTTGAGTTCCTAATCGTTATTATATTATATATTGATTTGTCAAGTCAACAGTTAAATAGTGGTTTTTCTTTACGGTAAATAAAGTTAGGACAACCATTATGACATACGTGTCTCCATTACAAAGAAAAGTTGATTTATATCTTGATCTAGTTAATCAAGGTGTGTCACAAACACAAGCTCTGCAACAAGTTGGATCAACCTTGGCAGAATTATCTGCCAGTGGATTAGATTTGACTTCGGCTGCAGATTTGCGAGCCACAATTGCCGCGGCCGATCTACAGTTAGATAACTATCGTCGGCAAGAACTGGTAGCAGAACGAACAGGAACGCCACCTCCCGAACCACCACCTAACTTTAGTTTACCCAGCAATACCACAGTATCTGGGGATCAACAATTACCACTGATCTCTCCAACCCCATCAGCTGCTTCGGTGGTTAGTTCGCCGGTATCAAATGTGGTTGAACCATCGGACAATACTAGATTTCTTAGACCAGCAGGAGCAGCAGCTGGACCTGTGACCGAATTTAGCAATGTTGATCTACTGGCACCCGGTCCTAATTCGGTTGTCGGTAGAGCCGAACCATTGCCAACCGGAGCTGGGACATTATCACAGCAAGAATTGGAATCTGGTGTAATTGCAAGAACATTTGAAGCCAACGCTAACTATCAAGAGGTTTTGGCCAACAACAACCAAAGACGACAAATTCTAGAAAATTATGCACTAGAAGGCAAGACTGCAGCAGAAGCCTTTCAAGATCCACAATATAAAGAATTAGTCAGTCAAGCACAGGTGTTGAGCCAAAATGCACAATCTGGCAGCACACTACAAAACACTGGGGTATATGAAAACACCCCAGAATTACAAAATCAATATCCTGTGACTTTCGAATCGGGCCAACAAAGTCAACCTTCTGCAGTTGCAGTGGATATTACTCCAGAAACTCCTCCACTGGCTAGACCAATATCATCTACATCTGATGATCCTGGTTCTGTGTCAGAAGTTATCACTGATATAATTCCCGGAGAACCCACTGCATTAGAGTTAAGAAATCAATTACGTGCAACACAGATAAGCATAGATCAAGATAATTTTGTGTCTACTGTAATAAAAGAAGATATACTTGACATCAATAAACAATTATTGACCACCAGTGCACCCGGTGAACGAAAATTATTAGAGGAAAGAAGAGATGCGCTTCAAGCTGAATTAATTGAAACTGATACCAGAAGAGATCAATTTCTGCAGGATCGAACTAATTTGCAACAACAAATTAATCAGTCTGGTATCAATGTCGATGCTACACCAGTTGACCAGGGCGTATTTGCAGAAGATCCCCAGGCTGAGTTTGCAATCACCGGTATCGAAATACCCGAAGCAGTGACCACAGTGGAAGCTCCGGTGGAATTTCCGCTGGCCAAAAACATCGAACCCACAGTAGTTGCTACCGATTCGGGCGGGGTGTTGTTAGATGGATCAGGCAATCGAGTATTTGTAGGAGATCCTCCAGTTGATCCAGCACAAATAATTTCTCAACCTGAACCGCTGCCATTCGATCCCGATCTTGACACAGTTCCAGTGGCACCGTCAGCGCTCAGCACAGAATTCAATGGCACTTTTAGTCCCACATTTGATCCTGATTCAGATTCATGGGGTGTATGGGACAATCAACAAGGTAGATTTGTGGTCACAGGGTTGTCTCAGCAACAAGCCAATATTGATGCACAAGAATTCGCTGACGAAGGATTCACCCTCGCACCATCATTGGCACCAGGGCAAGACAATACCACTTTCAATGGGTCGTTCAGTGCATCTTTTGATCCAGAAACACAAACGTGGGGTGTATGGGACGATCTAAACGGCACATTTGTTAGAACTGGGTTAACCGAAGGCCAAGCGAATAATCTAGCTATTGAATTTGTCAATGATGGTGAAGTTCCACCACCTCCGGCAGTCAATACCACACAAGCACAAGCGGCTGGTATTCAGGCAGTGGGAGAACAACAAAATGCCACATTGGCATTGGCTAGACAACAACAATCTATTAGAGAACAGCGAGGTCAACAAAATCAAGGTGATTGGCGTGTGAAATTAAGATTAGCACCTGGTGCTAATTATCTTTATAAGTCCAATGATCCGGGCATATTATGGCCGTTGTTAGAAACCGACGGTGTGGTATTTCCTTATACACCCAGAATTGATACCAGTTATCGTGCGATCTACGATGCTGTTGATTTGACTCACAGTAATTACCGTGGATATTTTTATCGGTCAAGCTATGCCGATTTTGTTCAAGTTTCTACATCATTTACAGCTCAGGACACATTCGAAGCTGAATATTTGTTGGCTGTAATAACTTTTTTCAAATCATTGACAAAAATGTTTTATGGACAAGATGCACAAAGAGGCAGTCCACCACCGTTGGTGTATCTAACTGGGCTAGGCGAATATCAATTTTCTGAACACCCTTGTGTGGTGACACAATTCAACTATAATCTACCAGATAATGTCGATTACATTCGTGCTCGAATTGCCAATGTCAACGCCACAAATTTATTAGTTCGCAGAAACCCCAAAAATGCGCCATCAAACCCTATTAGCAGTGCATTGCAACGGTTGGCCAGCTTGGGACAAGGGATCAAGCCGGGTGCATTAAACAGCCCACCACCACCACCGACTTTGGGCATAGATAATCCCACATATGTGCCCACTAAACTGGATGTCAGTCTACAGTTATTGCCTATGCAATCACGACGACAAGTCAGTCAACAGTTCAGTCTAAAGAATTTTGCCAATGGTAACTTAATCAAAGGAGGTTTCTGGTAATGAGCACATATAATTCTACCAGTCCTTATTTTCTCACTGGGTTTAATCAGTATTATCTAGATGTCATGGTTGATCGACCCATACCCAAAGAATCTGACGATCAAGTGATTGTAATAAATCAAACATATCAATATAGACCAGATCTATTGGCCTATGACCTCTATAACAATGCTGGATTATGGTGGGTTTTTTATCAGAGAAATCCCAACACATTAACTCAACCTCCTTGGGATTTTGCCACTGGGACAAGAATATTTTTACCAAAAATCAGCACTTTAAGAACTGTGTTGGGATTTTAATCAATGGCCACTAGAGAAGAAATTTTAGCTCAGATAGCACGTATTGATCGAGAATTAGAAACTGGCACTGCCGAACTGTCTGCTTTACAATTTGGATTACAACGACTTAGACAATCTTTTGTTGACGAAACAGATCAAGCTAAAATCAATCAAATAAGTCAGCAATTACAGCAAATTGGCAGAGAAATAGCTGCAAAATCACAACAACTTACAGATCTAAGAAATCAACGAATACAACTGGTTAGACAATTAAACCGCGTCGAAACCACTGGCACAACAACACCGGTGGTCAATAATAATTTTAATACTGACGCTGTCGTTAATGCAGGTGGTGCAGTCAGGGTTTCTCCACCACCTGAACCCACAAATGCTCAAGTAACACCCACAGTGGCCAGTGGCAGTGTGGCATTTGGCACCAATGGAAGAGTCTTGCCCACTAGTATAAGTCAAGCACCGGCAGGAAATACCATAGTTGGACAAGCATCAGTTAGACAAGCGGTGACTGACGACCAAGCAGAAACAGGTGCTAAACCCAGTGGTAATCAGCCTGGGGTAGCTGCACAGTCAGATGATTCTTCTCAAAATCTGGTTCAACAACGAGTTGACTCATTGTATTTGCAAAATCAAACGGTGTTGCCTAAAGATAATATATTAGATCAATTTGCCAGTTATACCTATAATATCAGTGTTTATTTGATGAGCCCAGGGCGATATCGAGAATTTATCACCGACAGTCGAGGATTTTTTGAACAGAATACATTGTTATTCCAAAGTGGAGGGGCACCTCCCAGTAACGGATATACTGATCTCAATCAAGTGGTCTCCAGTGTTGACATTTCAATAAGAGAAAAACGAACATCAAGGAATCCCTATTTTGATCAGGATTTTTTCATCGACGATGTAGAATTAAAAACAGTGATCATAGGAAAAGGACAAGGCAGTGCTCACAACAGCACATTGCTAAATTTCACAGTCACAGAATATAATGGAATAACTTTACTACAAAATCTCGATCGTGCAGTGGTTGATTATATCTATAAAAGCAATCCTGCACTGAAAAAAGCATTAGAAATCAATCCCGATTTAGGAACATATGGTAGTCAAATTTACATGATGGTCATAAGATTTTATGGCTATGATGACAACGGAAATCTTGTGACCGGCGGCACTAATAACCCCAACGCCACAACTGATCCACAAGCAGTGGTGGAAAAATATATTCCTTTTGTGGTCAAAAATATCACATTTAAAGTAGGCAGTCGAGCAGTGCAATATTTTTGGGAATGTGCCACACCAGGGACTTCAGTCAATACTGGACCAACATCGGCCACAGTACCTTATAATTGTCAGTTGTCGGGCAAAACATTGGGTGATGCATTGAGTGGTGAATTAATTACAGTATATCAACCAAATTCTTCATCAAATTCTTCACAGCGAGAAATACCAGACCCCAGTTTGTCACAACAAGCCGCAATAGGAACAGGACCTTTACCGGGCAACCCCTCTGCAACCAGAGTTGGTCGAGCCGGGCAAGGTATAGTGACTGCACCAACTTTCCCTAATGGATTTACTACATCACCACAGATAATTCAAGGAACATCCACTGCAGCAACCAACAATGAACCACAACAAGTGGCCGCGGTGGCACCGCCCAAAGCTGATTCGGCCAAGTCTGTCACTGAAACAGTGACACAGGGGCTAATGGCTGCAATGAATAGATATCAACAAGAAATTTTTGCATTGGGGCAAATTCAAATACCCAATCAATACAGTGTTGAGTTTACTAGCACAGCTATCAGTGATGCCAAATTGACATATCGTGGCCGAACAGACAGAGATCTAGTGCCCGCTGCCAACAGCAACAATCCTAGAAATTTGTTGCCTGAGGCTCAATCGGCAGACACAGACAAAAAAATATTCAGTATCACTGCTGGTCAACAATTAGTGCAAGTGATTGAAATGTTAGTAAGAAATAGCACATATATATCAGATCAACAAACTGTGATTGTTGATCCAGTCACTGGAGTGCAATTGACCAATCCTGGCAGAACAAAAAATCTAGCTTGGTTTAAAATTAATATGGTGGCATCTCCCATTGGTTATGATTTCAAAAGAAAAGATTATGCCTGGAGTGTCAAATACATTATCAGTGAATATAGAATTGTGGCTCCTGAGACGGGATATTTTCCAATAGTGGATTTTCCGGGATTTCATAAATCTTATCCCTATTGGTTCACCGGTGAAAATAAGTCAATTATCAATTTTGAACAGCAATACAATTATCAATATCATAGAGTATTGTCAGGTGGTATATTGGACGACACAACCAGTGCTGACTATCGAGATTTTACTAAAACAGTATTTTATCCTCGCAGTGGACAAAGCACACACGGTGGCCCATTGAGAACCAATGAGGCTGCAGCTAATCTAGCAGATTATTTTTATAGTCCCGGGGATCAAAAAACTGTGGAATTAGAAATAATCGGTGACCCTGCTTGGATTTTTCAAGGTGAATCATCGGGACTATATAATTTAAGTATTGCCAGCGGTAATCCATTCTTGGCTGATGGCACCATCAATGTTGATTATGGACAAGTATTTTTTGAATTAAGTTGGAATAGTCCAGAGGATTATGATGTCAATGGCAATGGGTTAATGAATCCATCTAAGAATTATACACAATCACCGGCCACTGGATTAAAAACAGGAACTCCCAAACAAAGTTATGCCTATGGTGCTAGAACTTGTACCAGTCATTTTCGTCAAGGGAAGTTTACGCAAACATTAGATGGTTATCTTGTGATAAAAAATTTAAATTCTCAAATTGCACAAGATAATCAACGAGAAATATTAGCTGCATCCGATCGAGTATTGTTGAGTAGAGTAGCCCCGGACATTAATCGTGAACTCAATGAACGAGCCGATAGGCAATTAATTGCTCGAACTGTGCAACCAGTAAATAACAACGATAACTCTCGAGCAGCACCGTTAAGAAATAATATTGACCTGACATTGGGGGATATTAATAATAACACAAGAACTGATCAGTTAATGGCAAGGGACGAATAATGGCTGAAAATGTAGAAAGAAGTTCCGGTAGACCGCGCGAATTTAAATTCGACAGAGGAAATGTGCCCAGTGAAATGGGACCCTATATTGGTATTGTGACCAATAATATCGATGTAACTCGTGCTGGAAAATTGCAAGTTTATATCCCTGAATTTGGCGCCATTGACAAAAAAGGACAACCCATATTAGACGATCCCACACTGTGGAAAACAGTAAAATATGTTTCTCCTTTTTATGGGATTACACCGGTTAGTCAGACCAGTGATGACAATGCCGGGCAATATCCCTACAATCAACAAAGTTATGGAATGTGGTTTACACCTCCGGATTTGGGGGTGCGTGTTTTATGTTTCTTTCCGGCTGGAGACAACAATGACGGTTATTACGTGGGATGTATTCCTGAAACTGGATTAACACACATGGTGCCCGGGGTGGGTGCAACATCAGAATATGTGCTGAATAACTCAAGTCAAGCTGGTTATTTGGCCACAGCAACACAATTACCTGTGACAGAACTCAACGACAATAACAAAAATAATTCAGACAATCCCAAGTTTTTTAATCAACCCAAACCGGTTCACAGCTATCAAGCGGCTACATTTTTTCAGCAAGGATTGCTCAACGATACAGAACGTGGTCCTATAACCAGCAGCAGTCAACGCGAATCACCTAGTTCAGTATATGGTGTCAGCACACCGGGGAGACCTATATATCAAGGTAATGTCACATCTGATAATTTGCAACAACAATTGTTGTCTGACAATGTTCAACCACAAGATTTATTAGTGCAGGGACGAGTTGGTGGACATAGTTTGGTGTTAGATGATGGAGACTTGTCCGGCGACAACAACTTAATAAGAATTAGAACCAGCCAAGGTCATCAGATTACCATGAGTGACAGTGGTAACTTTTTTTATATCACACATGCCAATGGGCAAACATGGATCGAATTAGGTGCACAAGGAACTGTGGATGTTTTTTCAACCAATAGTATCAATCTAAGAACCAATGGTGATATAAACTTTCATGCTGATCGAGATGTTAATATATTTGCCGGAAGAAATTTCAATGTCAAGGCCGAAAAAGAAACTAATATCGGCGGTGTAGATGAAGTGAAAATCGCCAGCGACAATAATGTCACTGTATTTGCTGGATTAAAAATGGGCATAAAGAGTGAAGGAACACTGGCGCTTGACGGGAAAGTCAGCAGCTGGAATTCTGCCGGACCGATGACAATCAAAGCCAGACCATTGTTTTTAAATGGTCCGGCAGCAATACCAGTGTTTACACCTAAACTATATCCAAAAATTTTGCTTGACGATACTGCATATAACTATCAATCTGGGTGGCAAGTCAATCCTGGGGGATTGTCTAGTATAGTCAGTAGAGCACCCACACATGAACCATACCCTTATCATAATGCCGGGGTGGATGTGTCTGTCAAATTAGAACCAACTCCTCCTCCACCTCCGCCTACTGCTGTTCCAGTGCCCGAGGGTTGGTCTATAGAAATCAAATCATGAATACATTTGAATTTGTCAACAATGGTATAACATATCTGGTCCGTGGTCCTGCAAATTCCACTGTAGAACAGGCGAGGCAGATATTTCAACAACAATTATCCAGTGGTAGCTTGATAACAGTCGAACCCGGCCGACCTTTAAACGCTTTGACACAGGCATCTCAGGGTTTGGTATCGGCCATTGCACAAGTCGATCAGACCGACATTGATGCTGCATTAAAAAATCTAACTGTTCAGACTGATCTATCTAATGTGTCATTGGAAAATGCCATCGACAGTGTAGAGTTTATACAACAAGGTTCTACTAATCTTAAAATTGGATCTTTGGATAATTCTACAATACAAGGGCTTATCAGCCAAACATCTAAAACAGTGGGACAAGGTCTAACACAAATTACCAATCAACTGGGTGTGGGTAAATTTGGATTCAATGCTGAACAATTGGAAAAACAAGGATTTCTAAAACCCAATGTGTCGGCAACAATTGCTCGCAGTGGTGGAAATTTAGTAGCCAATCTTTCTAGTCCCACAGTGTGGACCGGTAAGTCCGGCATTGGCAATGTTGGCGATTTGCTGGCAAATAATAAAATACAAAATTCTATCCAAGAAGGACTGATGAAATCCGCATATCAATCTTTACAATCGGTGGGTGCAGTTCAAAAGTTAGCTTCTTTAAAAGATACTGCGGCTGTATTAAATACAGCAGCAAAATTCGGAAATAACCAAGCTATTGCATTGATCAATGGTAAATTGTCTGGAGCAGCAGCACCAGTAGTGGCCAGTTTTGCCAAAGTCAGTGAGTTCTCGGCCTCATTTGGAAAAATTGCTGGTAATTTAAATAACCCGTCGGCGGTGATTTCTGGGTTGACTGGAAATTTGTCAAAGTCGGTTAATCAATTGTCAGGAGCATTGACCAACAATTTGTCCGGACAACTCAGCGGCTTGACCAGCGGCCTGACAGGACAACTCAGCGGCTTGACCAGCGGCCTGACAGGACAACTCAGTGGGCTTGCTGGCGGACTGTCAGGTCAACTCAGTGGGGCGTTGGGCGGGGCTTTGGGTAGTCTAGGTGGACTAGGTGCATTGGGCAGTTTTGGTGGGTTAGGCGGTGGTAATCCGTTACAGTCGGGTATAAAAAAAGCCAAAGTGGTTTTCAACACCATTGACAGAAAAACAGTTAATGCTTCTGTGCAGAATATATTAGGCAATGACAAAATCACTCCTCCTGATTATTCAGGATAATTTAAGATAAATATAAGATGGCTACATTCATTGGTTTTAATACTATCAATCAAAATAAAAAATTTACATTGGTTGATTTCGAATTAATCAAACGCGATCTTCTCAATGCATTTAATATTAGACAAGGACAAATACCTGGTCGGCCTGACTACGGAACTCGACTGTGGGATTTGGTATTTGAAAATCTTGATCAATCCGTTGAAAGAGCCATAATTGAAGAAATACAACGAGTGGCAGGCGGAGATCCTCGAATTTATTTACAAGCAGTTAATCTGTATCCACAAGATAACGGAATTCTAGTAGATATTGAAATCACAGTTATACCCACAAATAATTCAGAAATATTATCGATATTTTTTGATCAAATTCAGCGTAATGCCAGTTTTATATAAACTGGTAGGATAATAAAACGATAAATATTTTTACAAATAAAAGAATCTATGGCACGTACCACACGACAAACTGTAATTTTCGGGGTTGAAGACTGGAAAAGGATTTACGAAACTTTTCGAGAAGCTGATTTTCAAAGTTACGACTTTGAAACACTAAGAAAAAGTTTTGTTGATTACCTCAGACAATACTACCCAGAAACATTCAATGACTACATAGAAAGCAGTGAATTTATTGCATTATTAGATATCATTGCATTTATGGGTCAATCATTGGCTTTTAGAAATGATTTAAATACCAGAGAAAATTATATCGACACTGCTGAACGTCGAGATAGTGTGGTCAAACTGGCAAATCTAGTGGGATATACTCCCAAAAGAAATCAAGCTGCACAAGGTTTTCTCAAAGTATTCAATGTGCAAACCACAGAGAATGTGGTTGATTTCAATGGTATCAATCTCAGTAACATCACTATTAATTGGAATGATCCTGCCAACCCAAATTGGCAAGAACAATTTATTGCTATAATAAATGCAGCACTAGTAGATAGTCAACGCATTGGAAAACCAGCTAATCGACAAAATATATTAAATGTGCAGACTGACGAATATAGTGTCAATCTAGTGCCTGGATTTTTACCGATTATCAGTTATAATGCCACTGTTGATGGTATACAAATGCCGTTCGAAGCAGTTAGTTCTACCAGTGTAGGACGAGACTATATCTACGAACCCAGCCCTACAATTAATTCTGTATTTAATTTATTATATCGCAATGACAGCATGGGGTTCGACAGTGCTAATACCGGTTACTTTTTTTATTTTAAACAAGGGGTGTTGACCAATCAAGATTTTAATTTGCCTGAGCAAATATCCAATCAAGCAGTTAACATCAATGTCGAGGGTGTCAACAACGAAGATAGATGGTTATTTCAACTTGATAACACAGGTAATATCACCGACGAATGGCAATTTGTTGAAAATGTATTTGCCGGTGCAGTTGAACAAATCGATCCTGAACAAAGAAAATTATTCAGTGTCACCAGTCGAGTCAATGACCAGATTACTTTGATTTTTGGTGATGGTGTTTTTAGCAGCATCCCGGTGGGATTGTTTAGATGTTATGTCAGAGCCAGTAATGGCCTACGGTATATCATCAATCCTGAGGAAATGCAAAGTGTTATTATTCCAATAACTTATACCAGTAGAACTGGACAAGTTGAAACTATTACATTCACTTGCGGAATAACACAACCAGTCAGTAATGCACAACCCAGAGAATCTCTGGACGAAATAAAACAAAGAGCACCGGCAAGATATTATACTCAAAATCGTATGGTCAACGGGGAAGATTATAACAATTTTCCATTTACCCTATATAACAGTATTATCAAAAGTAAAGCAGTTAATCGTGCCAGTATAGGAACTAGTCGATGGTTGGATCTTGTTGACAACACAGGAAAATATTCCAGCACCAATAGTTTTGGCAGTGATGGTGCGTTGTGGGAAGATAATGCTCTACCCACAACATCTTTTACATGGGTTAATCAAAACGATATCACTAATGTAATCAATAATCAAGTTGATCCCACATTAGTGCGTGATGAATTTACGCAGTTTTATTATGCTAACTTTACTAGACCATCACTGACATCATTAAACTTGTCGTGGCAACAAAGCACCACACTATTAAACGAAACCACTGGTTACTTTAAAAATTCCAGTGGAATTCCTATACCAGTCGGTCCAGACAGCAGCACTAACACTCGATATATTGTAGTGGGTTCTTTGATAAAATTTCAGGCCCCGGCTGGTCAATATTTCGATTCTAATAACAAATTACAAGTTGGAACACCAACTCAAGAAGGACAAAAATTAGTTTTGTGGGCTAGTCCTATCAACATAGTAGGCAACGGCACCAACGGTGGTCAAGGTAATCTCAGCAATGGCACCGGACCGGTTGTATT